GTAAATCAATCTTTTCCCTGAACTCTGGTATAACGGAAATGTTCGCACTTGATAACGTGTAACGGGTAAACAGCACCTTCCAATTCTTGTAAGCTAATAACATATTGCAAGCCCAAAGCCCCACGGTGAAAGACTTTGCCGAACCACGCCCCCCAGTGATGAGGAAGTAACGCGTTCGCGGTTGCCAAAGGGCTTGGTATTTGTCACTTACTTTTATCTCCATTAGACCAATTCCATTTTTAATTGAGCAACGTGCGCCTTGTATCGTTTTTCCTGAGCCTCAAAATACTCTGCATCCAATTCAAAAGCGGTAAAATCAAACCCCATTTCATACGCTGCAATGCGGCTGCTTCCACTTCCTAAATGGGTATCAATTATTTTATCGCCTTGCTTTGCGTAGTTGATTAGAAGCCATTTATAAAGGGCGACGGGCTTTTGAGTTGGGTGAATGCGATATTCTTTATTTTTCATATCCTGCTGAAGCATTCCATTCCATCTAAAAGTAAACATTCTTACTGCCGTTTTAAAAGAAGTGTAAGCAAGTTCACAATCAGCAAAATCACCCGTATTATCTTTATCCCATACAATCCAACAACTACTATTTGATTGAGGTATATTTTCTATAAAATGATTTGCTCCCCAGATAATTTGATTTTTTGAAATACGTTTTAACTCATTGAAATATTCTTTATTGGGAATTGCTTTGTCCCAATTCTTTTTATCATATATTTTTTTAATTCCTTTAGTTCCTCGTTTTTTATCTCCTCCATCTTCACCAATCCCATAAGGAGGGTCAACAATCGCCAAATCAAAATATTTATCAGGATACCGCGCCATGCCTTCCATGCAATCCTCATTCGTTACCTCGCTTATAAATTTATTCACCTTGCTTATTTTCCTTTGTAAATATAATCGTTGGCACGGTGACCTTTTCCCCTTGCGTCGTGATATCAATGTTTTGCTTTGCCTTCCCGTAAGCACGGTCAAGGAGCAACTGAGCCGCCTTGATATCACCCTTTGCCGCCTGTTCCCTGAGCTTCATGATAATCGCCTCCGCCGCCGTGATACCGTCCTTTTCCTGCCCCATGACATTAGCCATTATCAAGTCAAGGGCTGGGAGCTTCTTAGGGCGTCCATTAGGGTTTGCGTTGTTTCCCTTTGGAAATGGTTTCAAGTTATCTTTATGTTTCGGGTTGTTTGCCATTTTCACGGTTTTATCGCGTTATTCAAGTGCCTTAATCAATGCAGATTCAAGCGACTTGTTATCTATTTGTTTCAACCTTGCGACCACGTTTTTATAATCAAAAGCATTGAAATTTAATTCAAGCGTTTTAAATTCCTCCTCCTCCTTGCTTTGTTCCTCCTTCACTTCTTCATCGTAAAACGGTATCTCCAAGCCCCACGCTTCCAAGTCCACCACGTCCCAATCATTCGCAAGCGTGTCCCAGTCCCAACCGCCCGTGTTTGCATTGAGCCTTATATTCAATTCCTTTTCATCTGCCTCATTCAAGTCAACAATAACACATTCAATTTCCTTGATGCCAAGCTTCTTGAGTTCACGGACACGGAAATGACCGCCGACAATGTACCCCGTTTGTTTGTTGAAAATAATCGGTTCAACCAATCCAAACTTTTCAAGGCTTTCTTTCAAGTGTTGCTCCTGCTTTGCCGTGCTTTGCCGTGGGTTGTAAGGCGCTGGTATTAAATCGGCGATTTGCTTTTTTTCGATTATCATGCCTCCTTGCTTTTTAAAAAGAGTTGGTAAACATCGGTAAATGAATATTGGAAAGGATTCTCATAATTTTCCCATATTCTTGTTGTGTAATTAAATTCCCAATTATTAGCCAAAAGCCATATAGAAAACTCTTCCATGACTTCCATTTGCATGGCGTCTGCTTTGTCCCATGTTTCTTTTGTAAAGTATTCCCCGTAATCAAGTTGATTATAACCATGCTCCAACCAACGAATTGGATTCGCCTTATTATTCGAGTAAATATCAAAAGACTTTTCCTCTGGTTGATTTATAATTTTTGACCAATCTACCTTAAATGCTGTTGTCATTATATTCCTTTTAACACTTGTTTACGTTTGTTGTTGACTGTGAGCAAATTTCGCTCAGTCAAAAGCCATTTCCTGCCTGCCTGCAAATGGTTAAAATAATCCCCATCTTTTGCCAAAGCCTTTTCAAATTGATAATATAAATCGTCCGAACCCTCGTACAACCGAACGCCTGGAACATTGAACTCCGTTATTTCTTTCGGTGCATAAGGTACGCAACCCGTGACCAACATCTCCATGGCAAAGTTATTTGACTTACTTTGGTTAAAATTGTCGTTGGTCAAAGGAAACACGGCGTAATGAGCCGCACTGTTTTTGATTAACTCGAAATACTGAAAAAGGGAATTGTTCCACGGAATCACCTTTACATTGGGATACAATGTTTTTCCGAGCCACTCAGGGATTCCAATGAATGCCACCTCGGTGTCCTTGCGGCTGCTGACATAATGCCAAAAAGTATCCACAGTTTTCAAGTCCTCAATGTGCGTCATGCTTCCACGCCACAACACGCGTTTTACTTTTGCCTCCAGCTTATCAGGTGACACGGGACAAAGGGGCGTTACTTGGAAGTCAATGGCGTTTGGAATAACCATTATTTTACTTTCGTCAAAGAATTGCTTATAAAACTCTTTGAGAAATGGAGTTGATACAATGGTATAATCCGCATACTTGAAAGCCCTTTCAACCGATTCTTTTACCTGAGGTTTCCCGAAGTGTTGAGACGCTGGATTCGCGGCGTTAACCTCATGTAATAAATCGTCGTGGTCAAGAATGATTTTTTTTCCCATCTTCTTTGCCTCCGCGATCATGGATAACATTCCGTCGCCGTTGGGGCGTTGGAAAAGAATAACGTCAACGTCGTAAAAATCGTACCATTTTACCGTCTCAGGATTCAAATAGGTAATGGTTAGATTTACCATTTGCGAACGAAGCCGCATGAATGGATTAACCGAACGATAGTAATCGGTTGTTGGGCTGGTTAAATTGGTTACAATGCCTAACCTCATTTGTGATGCTTTTGGTATGTGTCCAATAAAAGATTCAATACTTCTTCCATCGAGTGTTTGACATTCGTTTCCTTCCAGAGTTGAAATTGCAAGTCAAGCAACTTCTTTCTTATTTTTTCATCCCGATAGCTTACCGAAAACACGGCGGCGGCTGGTTTATTGACATTCATTTTTTTGTTCTTTTAATCTGTAATAACGTTCCATTTGGTATTTATTTACCCTTTCTTTGTTCGCTTGATACCACGCTTGATTTCTTAACCTTTTTTCAGCCTTCTTTTCGGGCGTTTGGTTCTGGTGATAAAGCCTGAAATATTCCCTTAACTTTTGCTTTTGGTACTCGGTCATGTTTTCCCGATATTGCCTTTGATACTCAGGTGTCATATTAAAATGGAAATGGTTCGTCAGCGTTTAATTCTTTTTTTAATTCCTGTACAACTGGATTTGTCAATGGATTAACATAACCGCCAGAGTTGTTCTCCCCTGCCGTTGCCTTGCCTCCAAACTCGATATTATTTACCATACACCGAATGATACCAGTTGGTTCTCCGTTTTTCATGTACGCATTTACGCCGCCTGTTCCTTCGACCACGACATACGTTCCCTTTAGCAAGTGCGGTGCAAGTTTGGAACCACGTTCACCCCACATTGAGCAAGTCACCCATACCGTTTTTTCCGTGGGATTGTTACCAAACGTCTTTTCCGTGTGTGCCACGGAGAATGAACAAACGGTGGTATCGCCAACCGATTTTATTTCAGCATCCTGACCAATGCGACCTGCAACTATTAATTTTATCATTTTATTTTTTCTTTCTGCAAAGATAATAATTTATTTGTTATCAAATTTAAAATATTTTTTAACAAAATTATTTATATCTTTGTGGCGCAAGTTAGTTTAGTGTTAAAATGTTTTGCGACGGCAAAAAGACGAAGATTAGATTCCTTCACTTGCAAATTAACAAGGTGGCGGAATTGGTAAACGCAAGGACATCGTAATTGATTATAAAAAGGTCTCCGAAAAGTTGCAGGTTCGAATCCTGCCCTTGTTGCCCTACAAAAGGCAGACGTTAAACCAGAGTGAAATAGATGGTGGTTGTATTTCTAAAGTCTGTATTGTACCACCAAAGCAAGGTGGCGAAAGGTATCGCCAGGGCTAACCGTGTACGCAAGCTACCCAACGTTGAGCGGTGCACAATCGGGTTCGATTCCCGACCTTGTATTTTTTAAAAAACAAGGTGGCGGAATTGGTATACGCTTAAGGGTTTGGTGGAAGTCGCGACGTAAAATTAAAAAACAACCTTTAAAATCCACCGTGCAGGTTCGAATCCTGCCCTTGTTACAAAAACAAAGCAAATGATTGATAACAAATTCTTTTTCGACAAATCCGTTGAGCTTGGTTTTACCACGCGCGACTATGAACCCCTTGTAACCTTGCATACCAACGGCGCAAGGGTTTTGCAAATCATGGGTTGTAAATCCGTTTTTGAATTCGGCTCAGGACTTGGCTTCTTTCTTTCCGCGTGCCAGCGCGTGGGCTTGTATAATTACATGGGTTATGACATTAACCCGTATGAAAGGGAATTTGCGATAAGCAAGGGCGTTGAGCCGTCAAAATATATGCTTGCAAAGTGGGCTTCAAAATATCAACAGGGAAGATATGAATTAAGAATAAAAGGAAAGTACGATGCCATTTATTCAACGGAAGTATTTGAACACATGACCGACCAACAAATTTCATTTGTCATGCCGATTCTTTACAAAGCATGTAATAAGTATTTTTATTTCACCTCCACGCCTTATGCCTCAGCCGATCCAGCGTTTGACATTGAATGGGGACATATTAACTTGAAGCAAAAGGAACAATGGGTTGCCGTGTTTCAACGCCACGGTTTTGACTTGCTCAGGGAAACAACGGAGGTAACGCCGTGGGGGTTGTTATTTGTGAAAAGGGAGGGAAAGTAATGGCAAACTTCATCAAAGCAGCCTTGGATAAGGTTTTGACAGAGGGAAATCAATTTCCGTCTGTGACATACGAAACACCTGAAGCCGTGGTAAAATACATGGAAATGCAAAGCGCACTGGGGAATCCGCCGTGGAAAAAAAGGAGGAGAAAGTAAATAATATTTTGTATATTTGCTTAAACTTTTTGCAGGAAGTAGGACGCTTGCAAAAGGTATTCGAGGAAATCATTTACCTCATTTAGCCCGATAGAGTCCTACCTATTGGGCTATTTTTTTATACTCATGCAAATATTAAAAGAACTTGAAGTCTTAATCCCACCGTTAACAAGTGAGGAATTTAAGCAACTGGAACGCAATATTCTTGAAGAAGGAATCCGCGACCCATTGGTGACATGGAACGGTATTTTAGTCGATGGACACAACCGTTACAGGATTGCAACGGAATACGACATTGATTTTGTGACAATCGAAAAGGAATTTACCGACATGAACGCGGTAAAGGAATGGATGATTAATAACCAATTTGGGAGAAGGAATTTACCTGCCTACGAACGTGGTAAATTAGCTTTAAGACTTAAAGATATTTATAGCCAAAAAGCAAAGGAAACTAAAGCTGAAAAAGTATCACATTACAGGCAAACAGGTGAGGTTTGTCAGATATCTGTCAAACCTGATACTAAAAAAGACTTAGCTAAAATTGCTAATGTTTCTCACGATACAATTAATAAAATTGAAAAGATTGAAGCTAAAGCAAGTGACGAAGTAAAACAAAAGTTGAGCGTTGGAACAATGTCAATTAATGAAGCATACAAAGAGATAAAGAAAGAGGAGAAGAAAGTTGAAAGAGTAGAGTTAATTCAAAAGCAAATTGAAGATATTGAAGAAGGCTTGCTACCTGATTTAGTTGGATTATTTGACGTTGTTTCGGTTGACCCTCCATGGCCATACGAAGGAGAGAGCAAGAATATTACTTCATTTGATTCAGTTGGCAGGAGAGTTGCAAATCCATATCCTGAAATGAGTATTGAACAAATAAAAGCTATTGAATTACCATTGATGGAAAATGCAGTCGTTTTACTTTGGACTACTCATAAATTTTTACCAGATGCTTTTGAAATATTAAAAGAATGGAATTTAGATTACAAGGCTACATTAGTTTGGAACAAAGAAAAGATAGGCATGGGTGCATGGTTTAGAATGCAGTGTGAGTTTTGTTTAGTAGGAATAAAAGGAAAGCCTTATTGGGAAAATACAACTTACAGAGATATAATTATTGAATCAAGAAGAGAGCATTCAAGAAAACCAGACTCCTTTTTTGAAATGATTGAAAAAATTACAATGGGAAATAGGTTAGAATATTTTAGTAGGGAAAAAAGAGAAGGCTGGAAGGTATTCGGTAATGATGTAAATAAATTCTAATGACAAAAAACTGGAATCAAAAGCCTCAAGTAATTAAAGGCGATATAGGTGAGTTAATAATTGATAATTTTTTGATAGACCAAGATTACCATATATTTTCTCCTTTAAAAAATCAATCTCATATTTTCGATAGATACGCGTTAAATATTAAAAAAAATAAGCATTTTTACTTTGATGTTAAAACTAAAGCAAGGCTCAATAATTGGGAGGCTCAAGGTGTAAACGAAGACGCTTATTTAAAATATTTAGAAGTATCTGAAAAATTAAATGTTCCTTTTTGGATATTTTTTATTGATGAAAATAACGGAGAAATACACGCCGCCGATATTATTAAGATTAAAGAAAAACTATTTTATATTCCTATGAAAAAGGAAAGCAAAGTAAAAATAGTTGCATGGTATTTAAGGGATATGCACTACGTTGGTAAAATTGAAAATACCGACTTGTTAAAAAAAATAGCAAGTTACAATACAAGAAGCTATCCTATTTCTCAAACCCAAACAATACCTTTTTAAAATGAGATACACAATATCAATCGACCAAACACATAGCATAGAATGGAATTTAAGCCTGAGCGAAGCCGCCTTGTTTAGTTTCATTTATTCACTCCCAGCCTGGGCTGAACAAATACACGTCAACGGACAAACGTGGTTCTTTGCAAGTAGGAATAAAGCTATTGACGAAATGCCTATTATAACCGATAAAGCGGACACAATTTATAGGCTTTATAAGTCATTACAATTAAAAGGGGTTATTGACTGGCAGAAATTCGGGGAAAAAGATTGCATCATGATAACAGAAAAAGGCAAACTTTGGAACAGTGCTAAAACAGACCTCGGAAATAAATCCGACTTACCTCGGAAAAAAATCCGAAGAAACACGGAAATAAATCCGACATATAATAGTACAAAGAATAATAGTACAATAGATAATATTATAGATATAAATACTAACGTATTTATGACAGACGAAGAAAATGAATTTATTGATTTTACAAAAGTTCCAAATGTCCAAAGCCCCAAAGTAAACCCCTTTACCGTTGTTGCTAAGTTGCAAAGTGAAAAAGAAAAAGAAAAAACTTCCGGTAAAAAAGAAAAAGCCGACCGCCAACCCTCCCCCACGTACGCCGCCTTCACCGTGTTTTGCCAAACGTTTGAAGCGTTATCTGGTGCCGCGTATCCGACTGACCAAAATGGACATTACATCATGATGCCAAAAGACGCAGGGCAAATGAAAAACCTTATGCAATACATTGACAAAATAGATAAGCATGGCAATAGCATTGAGGCATTGAAGGTGTTTATCCAAGCCGCGTGGTCATTGAATGACAAATGGCTGAGGGCAAATTTCACGGTGGGAAACCTTTATGGACAGGCTTCAAAGATATTTACCGCGTACCAAACAAGTAGCCCAGCGGCAAAGGACAAAGCGTATAATGACAGGGTCCAGGAATTGCTTGCAGAACGCATGGCAAAGTTTCAAGATTAATAAAAACCAACCAATTATGAACAATTTACCAATGATCGCAAACCGCGTGGAAGAGAAAATACAAGACGTGCAGCTTGTTATTCAAAACCGCGAACTTAGGATTTTTAAAACAGGGACAAAGGAAGCCATTCCTAAGATTGCCCAAACATTAAGCCAACTCCTCCCCGTGTATGGCATTGAGCCAAAGCCCGAACACTTGATGGAGGTTACCGAATTTATTTCAAATTACAAATTGCTTGCCGTCGATGAAATTAAACTGGCATTTGAAAAGTTTGCCAAACAAGAACTTGATATTAACGACCATAAACTTTATGGCAAAGTTGACCTTCATGCTATTGGGCGAATAATCACGGCGTACATCACCTGGAGGCAAAAGATATACTTTGCCATGGATTCCGATTTGCAGGCGAAGAAAGAAGAAGAAGATCGCATGAAACGACTGGGAAAGGTGGCTGAGGAATACGACAAGGACTTTGATAACAAGCTGAAAAACTTTCAAAAGCCGTTGGAAGAAATACCCGTATTTTGGTACGACGAATGCGTCAAACGTGGCTATATCAATGAATGGGGCGAAGGAGAAAAGGAAGCCTTGTGGGCTGAGGCGCAGGAAATGGCAAAGAATGAAAAGCCAGATTCAGATAATATGATTGATCGCAAGAACCACATGAGGAAAATCGAGGAAGGAAATATGCCACGCGCGCGCGCACTTGCTTACAAGTTAGCCGTCTGGCGCAAGGTGTTACTAAGATAAGTTTCATAATTTGGTTTTGTTTTGGTGGGGCATAGAAATTATGCCTCACTTTTTTTTAATTTATTTTTGTAAATATTTTTTTATTCAAATAATTATATTTAAATTTACGTATTGAAAATAACAAAAACCAATTATCATGATGACAATGACTGAATTAAGAAACCACTTTGACATGGTTCACGAATTAGTAGGCGATACAGATTTTGTAAAAACTGTTTACCACGCGGTAAAATCTCAGGGTTGCACCGACGAAGAATGGGAAGCAAACAAAATGCCGATACTTGTAAGAATGGCAAATGACTACCTAAACAAGTTAGCCCAGGAATTAAAAAAAGTATAAGAATCATGGAGCTAACCACTCCATTTTTCCACCTTTTAAAAACTTACCAAAATGAATGTTACAAAATACACCTGCAAATGTACCCTCGATAAAAAGAAGGGTCACTTTGTACACGTTATTTTCTCCCACGGCTTCGGCTTATACGGACAAACGTCGCCTCATTCCCCTGAGGATAACATGGAGATCCACGGCTGGACATTTGAGCCAGAGGACATTGACATGGAGTTATATCCACAAATCACCCGTTACAATCTCATGCCTCTTGTTGCTGAGAATGAAATAGACTGGACAATTTTAACAAATCAATCACTTTAAAAACAAACCAAGATGAACAATTCATTAGAGCAAGCAAACAATCTTCTAAATTATTACGAAGAAACCGTTATTAAACTTAGGCAAGAAATCAACAAGTTAAGCCTTGATAGCCAGAACGATTGGCTTATGTCTTTAGATATGTATATGTATTCGCTCAGATATACATTTAAATTAGTTGATTCTTACAAAGTAACACCGATACAATTTTACAAAGATGAAGTTCTGGAAATGATGCACAAATTTGAAAAACACGCGGCAAATAACAAAAATTCAAGAATGTTTAATTTGAATATTAGCATTATTGAATATTGCGGAAATGCTATTAAGGAAATGGAAAAAATACCAACAAAATGATTACAATACAAGAATTTGCATTAAAAGTGTCATTAAGTGTTTGCCCTGACTATGTTCTTGAACCATTTAGATTAAAAAAATGGTGGAGAGATAAAGGAGCGAGGGAACTTGAAAAATACTTTTTTGCAGGATACAAAGTTAATTACGATCAGGAAATAGACTGGAAGGCAATAAGCGACCATAAAAAACAATTATGGTACGATTCTCAAAATTTTCAAATTCAAGCAGGAAATGAATATTCTAAAAGGCAAGGTTAAATACACGGCGGGCAAAGTGTTTGAGGGTCAATACGGACCTTCCATTAACGCCGTCATTACATTAGACAACGGCACGGAGGCGCGTGTTTACGGGAAAGCCGACGATACAAAGTTAATGGCATTGAAGAAAGACGATGCCGTGACCGTTATCCACGACGGCAAATCTTACAAAATAGCATTTGATATGCTCACAGCGAACGAAATACCTGAAAAGGTACAAACACCCACCGAAGGCGCAAACGTGCAGCAGGCGGCAAATGTACCGCTTAAAAACAACGGTAAAATGACACACGAAGAAATCACGGAGAAGGCAACGTTAATGACCTCGGTTTACGCTGACATATTTCATCAGTTGCAAGCCTCAGGACTTGAGCCTGCTCAGGCGCAACCTGCCGCCGCCACGATCTTTATTCAAATCGGAAAATATTTTTAATCAATTTGGTACGTTTTTTCCCCAGCCTGAAATATGGCTGGGGTTTTACCGCGCCGCAAAACAAAAGAAATGATATATCGAGACCATTTCCAAAATTATAAATCTTACGCTATTCCTAAGGCACAATTAATTATTGCAGACATACCTTATAATTTAGGAAATAATGCCTATGCCTCAAATCCTGCATGGTACAAAGACGGCGATAATAAAAACGGAGAATCAAATCTTGCTGGAAAAGAATTTTTTGACACCGATAATGATTTTAGACCTGCTGAGTTTATGCACTTTTGTAGCACAATGCTAAAGCAAGAAAGCAAGCCTAAAAAGATTGAAGGCGAAGCGAGGCAAAAAGGCGATGCCCCTTGCATGATTGTTTTTTGCGCCTTTAATCAACAAATGTATTTAATTGAATTAGCCGCAAGGTATGGATTGAAAAATTATATTAATTTAGTTTTTAGGAAAAATTTTAGCGCTCAGGTTTTAAAGGCTAATATGAAAGTTGTTGGAAATTGTGAATATGCTTTAATATTTTACAGGGAGCGTCTTCCAAAATTTAATAACAATGGTAAAATGATTTTTAATTGCATGGACTGGCCTCGAGACAATGACAGTATTAAAATTCACCCAACACAAAAACCCGTAGAACTTTTAAAGACATTAATAAAAATATTTACCGATGAAGGCGACGTGGTAATTGATCCTTGCGCTGGTTCTGGAAGTACTTTGATAGCCGCCGAAGAAATAAATAGAAAGGCTTATGGTTTTGAAATAAAAAAAGATTTTTATACTCAAGCCAAAGCCTGGATTGAACAAAAAAGAACAATAAGAAAAGAGATTGAGGAATTTGGATTTGCCAAAACTGAAGCAAATAAAATTTATCCAACCTTATTTTAACGACATAAAATAAACAACCATGCTCCTTCCAAAAAAATATATATCAGTCAGCCAAATAAATCTTTGGTACAGTGACCGCCAAAAGTATATTAACCGATACTTTTTGAACCTTCCCGAAGAACCATCCATTTACATGGACTTTGGCAAACGCTTTGCCGAGGACACGGAGGCGTTTATCAAAAATGGAATAATCATGGAAACCTTTCCCGATTTTTACATTGACAAAATACAAGGATTCAAAGGGCTTGAGGCTGAGAAACCGATAAGCCTGAGTATAAACGACATTCAAGTCGTTGGTTACATTGATGCGTGGGACAGGGAAAACAACCGCGTTATTGATTTCAAAACCTCAGGGAGACCGTGGACAATGATGACGTTGCACAATAGCCTTCAAATGAAAGTGTACGCCCTGGCAATGTTTGTAAATGGGGACACGATTCCCGAAAGCCAAATCAACTGGCTGGGAACAAAGAGAACGAAAGACGGCTTATCTTTTACGGGCGAAAGTTACGAATTAAACCATACCTTTGAAATGGATGATTTATTAAAAGCCATTGTACTTATTGAGCAGACTTGTAAGCAGATAAGCGAGGTTTACAAAAGATTTTTAAATGACTGAGAAAAACGAAACAAGGGGTTTAAGGTTCAATGATGAAAAAATCAGATACGACCTTATTCCCCCGTTGGCTCACCGTGAATGCGCCAAAGTTTGGACAAAGGGACTGGATAAATATCCTGCTGGCAACTGGGAAAAGGGTATGCCATGGAGCGAGGTGATTGCCTCCGCTTTGCGTCACCTTGAAGCCATTCGCATGGGTGAGGACATTGACCCTGAATCGGGCTTGCTTCATGCGGCACACTTGCAATGCAATGCTCAAATGCTAACTGAATATTATTTTACAAAAAAGGAATTTGATAACCGTAAAAAATACGACAAATGAAATTATATACAGAAGACCAAGTAAGAGAGGCAATTAAAAAAAGTAGAAGCATAAAAAACAAAGACGGAGATGTTTTTGATTATTATTTTTCAGATGATGAAGCAATTGATTTTTTGACACCAATAGAATTTCCTGATTACGAAGAAATACATAAACAAGCTCAAGTTGTTGAGAGGTATCACGAATCAATGTCGCTTGAAGAAAGTTGTGCATCAGTAGGAAGATTTCATGGATTTTTTCATGGCGTTTATTACATAATGGAAAAATTACAATATTTTGATAACCATAAAAACGAAACAAAATGATTTTAACCGACAAAACTATTACCGACGAAATTAACGAAGGTAACATTGTTATTGAGCCATTTAACCCTAACAATTTAGGAACAAATTCCTACGACTTAACTTTGTCAAATACCTTGGTACTTTACACGGAGCGCGTGTTGGACGTGCGCAAGAAAAACCCATCCACACCAATCATTATTCCCGATGAAGGATTGATTCTCCAACCTGGCATTGTTTACCTTGCTTCCACGGTGGAATACACTGAGACCTTGAAACACGTGCCAAATATCCAAGGCAAAAGTTCTTTAGGAAGATTAGGTTTATTCGTCCATGTGACCGCAGGATTTGGCGACGTTGGATTCAAGGGACATTGGACGCTGGAACTTTTGACGATTCAGCCGCTGAAGATTTACCCAGGCATGAAAATAGCGCAGCTTACTTATCAAGATATATCGGAGATGCCAAATATTTCGTATGATAAAAAGCAAGACGCAAAGTATTCTAATCAGGGCAAAGATCCAGTTGCCTCAAAGAATTATTTGAACATACAGCTATGACCGACGAACAACGAGCAAAAAAGAAAGAATATATGAAGAATAATCACGGCGTATATAACGTGGAGGCAAAAGATTTACTTTGCCATGGATTCCGATTTGCAGGCGAAGAAGGAAGAAGAAGAAAGGATTAAACGCCTGGGGAAAGTGGCTGAGGAATACGATAAGGACTTTGATAATAAGCTGAAAAACTTTCAAAAGCCGTTGGAAGAAATACCCGTGTTTTGGTACAACGAAT